TATTCTTCTCTCTAGATAATTGGTAGCTGCATTTGCTGTTGCCATTTTATACTCCTATGTTCTCGGTCTTGATGGTAGACCAACTCTGTATCCGTCTGTGTTTTCTCTTGCTTCTCCTAGATCTTTCAATCTTTCCATATATTGTAGGTATAAATTATTATAACCTTGTATTACATCCTGCTCACCTTTCATAAAGCTGTAAGCCTCTACAAGAGAGCCGTACAATAAAGCAAAGGGAGCGTTTGTACTAATCCAAGTTGTACCACTGTCGGCGCCGGCGGTCAAACTAGTAGGCCTATAGTAGTAATGTAGCTCAAGCGTATAATTACTGTTAGGCGTCGGAGCTACCATGAAGTTATCAGTGTCAAACCTAGCATAGTATTTAGGTAACCCCGTGGTCGATGCGGCTGGTGTATATTCCCGTAAGTAGTTTACATCCTTTTGCAGCAAAAAACTTTCAGAACCAGATGTTGTAATTTGTAGCGAAAAAGACGCTAAATAGTCAGCAGGTACAGACAAAAAAGCATCTGAAGACGTAAACGCACTTGTTACATTTTTTCTAAATATATCTAAGTCTACGCTCTTAAATATCTTTTCCTCTGCGGCTTTTATAAAATCAGGTAAATGCGTGACAAAAGTTGTCTCCGCATTATCGGTATAATCTTGTATTGCTGTTTTTAATGTAGCTAATGTAAAACTCATGGTGTCACCGTAACTGGTCCAGCTGTAGCATCATTGCCACCACCAAACAAGCCTCCTATAGTTGCTGTGCCGCTTGATGCTATAAAGGTGTAAGTATCTGTAGTTACTACAGTAATACTATAACCGTCTGCTTTATTTATTACATCAGACGTAAAACCATCAAAGCCCTTGGCTTTTTTAAATCTAACTGTATCACTTGACGACCTGCCGTGGCTTGGTTCTGTGACTGTAATTATGCCTGAACTAGATGATCCTGATTGAAAAGCATCCGGTTCTAATATTCTCTCTATCGGGTTTTCGATCCTAGACGGTCGAGCGTTCTTGATAGCCTCGCCTTCTACGGGCACCTTAAACGGACCTAATTGTGGGTGTTTTCTTTCAAACTCATCCGGGCCAACCAAAGAGCCATTCCATTCCATCTTCATATCTTGCAATCTATATTTCATACCAGACCTGTCTGAGATACCTACCGCATACTTACCTGTTGCAAACCTGCCCATCAGTTGCTCCTAAAATATGCATATTGAGGCGTAACAGTAAAGCTGGATCTATCTCTGTCTTCACCAATCGCTCTCTCAAACTCTTCTTCGTACACAACCTTCAACATTTGTGTTAGTTGTGGGTTTTTCTTTAAAGATAAATAGTAAGCTAGTCCTGCTGTAAGACACGGATAAAACCTAAAAGGTATTTCTAGTGTATTCACAGCTGCGTCAGCATCCTGTATCCTAGTCAAAGCATCGTAAACTATTACATCAGTGCTGTTTTCAGGAGCCGGCCATATCTTTAAGTTAGGTGTGATCTGTCTGTCTAAGAAAAACTGTGTGGTTCTACCGGTGGTTGCTTTGTTTGGGATAGATAAATAGCTATCACGGCTTACTCTACTTATGGCAAAGTCGGTGCCGCTTCTACGAACAACGGCTGATAGTATATCTATAACATCCGTGCCTAAAGAGTATTCTGTATCCGCCGCTGTAACGGTCTGAGTTCTTTGTTCAATAGTCCACTGATTAAGACCACGGTTAGCCCATTCTGCTAACATAATATTTAAAGATCGTCTCGCTGTAGTTAAGTCATAACCCGTTCTTACTTCAAGACCACAGCGCTCAAAAGCTTCCTCAATATATTCTGCTACGTCTAATTCAAAATTAGTTGATGAGGAAGTTGCCATGTCTAATCCTTATATAAATTATTAAACGTCACCTTTGGGTCCATATAACTATTATCACATTCTGCATTATGAATCCACTGGCTTGGTTTAAAATCAGGCGCACCCTGACCAGTTTCCCATAAAGCAGGGCTTGTTGCACGAACCCTGTTATTAGGTAATGCTACTATATTTCCTGTCCATTTACCAGCGTCAGTTAACTCTATAACATGACTTTGTTTATGCTGTGCAGGATCATCTGCAATATCAGACTCAGTATAATCTACTGTAAACAAATACTTACCTGTATAAAACTCACCATCTATCTTGCATTTCCAAGGACTAGAGCTGACCCTGTCCAGTTTAATTACTGAGTGATGGTGTGAACTACAATCCCAAGGCTGCACTAAATGTACAGGCATCGGCTCCGGCCACTCTTCTAGTGGCGTATCAGCGACAAGAGCTGTAATAGGCATCCTAGCCCACATAGCCCCACCGTTGATATTAGTGCTTTCATCAAAGTCTGACTCACAACCAGTGAATATCATTTGAAAACTTAAACATCTGTCAGGAACCGTAGTTACAGCAATAGCCATTGCATGTAAGTAATCGCCATGATGTTTTTCATGATTGTGAGTATATTCTCTTCGCACCCAGCATTTAAAATGCGGGATGTTGCTTTGTAGATAAGGCACTTAGGCTCTACCGCCTCTTTTCATTTTCTTGATGGCTCCGCCCTTGGCATAACCTTTTTTCTTCATGCCTGCTGCACCGCCACCCATCATCTTCTTAATAGCGCCACCTTTAGCAAAACCCTTTTTCTTCATACCAGCCGCTCCGCCACCCATCATCTTCTTAACTGGTTTCTTCTTTGCAAAACCTTTTTTCTTCATAGCCATTTTATTCTCCTTTATGCTCTAACAGCTCCTGTTGTTTGTTTTCTCTTATTTGCCATGACAACGCCACAACCCCTTGCTACAACACGCCTTGGTTTTAACTTACCATTATACGGACGTTTTGCTTTTGTTTCTGGAACACGACCACCACTACTCATTTTAGTTACCTTAGCCGCAGGCGTATTACCCACGACAGTCTTGCCCTTAGAGCCAGCCTTCTTCTTTTTTCGTGCTGTAGATGCTCTTTGTGATTGTGTCAAACTATTAGCTTTTGCTCTGGGTAAACAGCGATCTGGGTTCTTTTTATCCTTAGATGTCCCACATTTTCCCTTAATTTTCCCATCAGTTCCTATGCGAACCCAGTCTTGTTTTACCCAATCTTTAAGTGCGCCCATTATTTTTTACCTTTTGCACCCTTCGCATAGTTAGGGTCCTTACAATATTTAGAAGCTGCCATATTTGCATATGCACTTGGATATGTATCAAAAGTTCTCTTAGCCCACGCTTTACCCGCAGGACATATCTTACTACCTTTGCTCTTAGCCGCACCGCCTTTTTTAAAGTAAGTAACATTAAGTTTAGATGGTTTGGGTCCAGTTCTAACTGCTGATTTCATGCTTGCCTCGCTTTTCTTATCTTTTCTTTTTACCATTCTTCAATAATCCTGATAATATTTTAGACTGACCTGCATGTGCTTTTGATGCTTTCTTTAACTTGCCTGCCACAGTTTTAATCTTGCGTTTTGCTTTGCCTGTTAGTGCCATTAATTACTCATTCCTATAAATATTGATACTATGCCCACTAACTGTAAGACAGCACCAAAAATTATAGCCCATATACGGGCGTCAATCTTATCTATTTGTTTTTGTAGGTGTGTTAAATGGTTTGTCTCTACGCGAGATACTGTATCTTCTAGAAGTGCCATTCTTTTATCTAACTCGTGCAAAAAATCTTTCTCTCTTTTTGTAGCCATTAGCACTTCCACCTTCGTCTTGCCTGTCTTAGTCGGCTGTTAGGATTAGCAGCTGCTTTGGGAAACTTCTTCATTTGACCTGCACTTCTTGCACAAAATGACTTTCGTCTCTTAGCGTCTTTACTGCCTTTTTTAACTTTGCCTGTTACGGCTGTCTTTAGTTTACTACCAGGGTTGTCTTTTCTATACTTAGCTACCCCGGCAGCTGTCATTCCCGCTCCAGATTTAGTAGAGCGGAAATATTTTTTTGTTTTGGGCGGTTGCTTATCCCGTTTCCTAGTCATAGTTCTTTCTCATTTCAAGCGTGATTGTATAAGTATCACCACTTGAATGACCAACAGTTGTGAATAAAATATCACCTGTTACACCAGAACCTGCGTTGTTTTTCAATCCTCCAAAACTTGAATAATCGTGATAACCACTTTGATTTTCACCTAATTCAATTATGAAGGCGTTAGAAGTAGCATCAAAAAACATTCTAGTCTTCATTCCTATACACTGCCACCATATTTTTTCTATGGTAACACCCGTACAAGCTTGACTATGACCATTGGCGTTTAAAGCACTCACATCTACTTTTACGACTTCACTTTCACCAGAGCCGTCAGAAATATTTGTAAATTTCTGTATGACTTTTTTGTCGCCGTCGAAAATAGTTTGAGCTGTTACTGCATCTGCCATGTTAAGCTCCTATATTAAGCCTCGTAGCCCATTAACTCAATGAACAATTTACCTGCTGTATAATCGGCATCTGTAGTAGAGCCTAGTGTTAAATATAAAAACTCATCAGCAGCTGGCACCGCAGTAAAATAAACTTTGCTACCTAGTGTTGCATCACCTGCGTCAACTAGTGATGTTTCTGTAAGACTGCTTATAGCCCCGTCTTCTACACCAGTTCCTTCTGTTGCAGAATGTACGTTAATGTCTGGATCACCGCCTGCTGGCGCTTCAAAACATTCCATGCTACCTGTTAAAATTGTTCCGTTTCTAGCAGCTGTAATCTGTCCTATATGACAAA